ACTTTTTTGGAAAGGACGGTGGTTGATCATGGCAGGTGGAACCTGGACTGACCAGAATAAAGTGCGCCCCGGCGTATACATCCGCTTCACCACGGGCCGCGACCTGGGCCTGACGGTGGGAGAGCGGGGCGTTGTGACCATCTGTGAGCCCCTGAGCTGGGGCCCTGTGGGTGAGGTCATGACCGTCGCCAACGGGGACAATATGATCCCCTTCACGGGCTACGACATCACCAATGAGAAAAACCGGTTCCTGCGGGAGATCTTCCGGGGGACCAACCGGACGAGCCCTCCCACCACGCTGTACCTGTACCGGCCCACGGCGGCATCCAGCGCAAAGGCTACAGTGACCACCGGTGCGCTGACCGCCACCGCCAAGTATCCCGGTCTGCGGGGCAACGACATCACGATCGTGGTCACGGAGGATGTGGACAGCGAGGCCGATGAGTTCTACGTCTCCACCGTGGTTGACGGTGAGGTCCAGGACCAGCAGCACGCCGCCGTGGTGGGCGACCTGGTGGCGAACGACTGGGTGGACTGGAGCGGCACCGGGGCGCTGACAGCCACTGTGGGCGCTCCCCTGACGAGCGGCGCCGACGGCACCGTGGCGGCCTCCGCGTACTCCACCTATCTGGAGGCCATCGAGCCCTATAAGTTCGATGTGATCATCTATGACGGGACCGACAGCACCGTGCAGGACGCCATGGTGTCCTTCGTCAACCGCCTGGCCGATGAGAATGGCCAGTATACCCAGCTGGTGGCGGCCAACCTCACCGCACCGGACAGCCGCTTTGTGGTCAACGTCATGAGCGGCGTGACCCTGGCGGACGGGACGGTGCTCACCCCGCAGCAGGTGACCTGGTGGGCCGGTGGCGCTACGGCGGGCGCGAAATACAACGAGAGCCTGACCTACGCCAACTACCCCACGGCTGTGGCGGTGTCCCCGCTGCTGACCAATAACCAGATCATCTCCGCCCTCAACGCCGGGCAGTTCATCCTGGTGGCGGACTTCGACGAGGTACATATCGAGCAGGATATCGACAGCCTGACCACCTACACCACGGACATCGGCAAGGTGTACCGGAAAAACCGGGTGATCCGGCTGTGCAACACCATCGCCAACGACATCTACCAGCAGTTCAGCCAGAACTACATCGGCGTGGTCAACAACAACGAAGCCGGCCGGGCACGGTTCAAGGCGGCCATCGTGGGCTATCTGCTCCAGATCCAGGCGAATGAGGGCATCCAGAACTTCGACGCGGAGGATGTGGAGGTCCTGCCCGGGGAGGAGATCGACGCCATCGTGGTCAACCTGTCGATCTATGCCGTGGACGCGGTGGAAAAGATCTATATGACCATCGAGGTCTCTTAAAGGAGGTGCGATAGATGTCTTATTTGCTGGCGCGGGATACCGTCAATGGCGCGGAGGGCAAGATCTTCGTAACGAAGGATGGGCGAAACGTCGAAATAATCGGCATGCGGAACATCAAGCCGGGGGCGGATATCCAATCCAATGACATGCGGGTCATCGGCACCCGGAAGATCCAGGACAAACCCAACGGCGCGAAGCTGACCGCCACGGGAAACGTGTACTATGGGTCCAACGCCTCCAATATGTGGCGGGACATGGTGCTGAAATATATCAAGACCGGTGTGATGGACGAGTTCGACGTGCAGATCACCAACCAAGACCCCACCACCACCATCGGAAGCCAGATCATGGCCTATTACGGCTGTCACCTGACGGGGACCATCCCGCTGTCTGTTCTGGACAGCGAGGAGGCCATGCTGAACTATGACTTCAATTTCGTTTACACCGATGTGGCCATGCTTCAGGGCTTTACCGACCCCACCTCGGTGGGCAGCGACTAAGGAGGATAAGAGAACATGAGCAGACTGAGCGCGTTTTTGCACCCCTCTACCACTCAGGTGGAGAGGGAGGTGATCGTCTCGGACCGCTTCCTGGATGAGGGCGGCAAGCCTGTCCCATTTAAGATCCGGGCCGTGACCCAGGCGGAGAACGAGGCCATCACAAAGCAGGCCACCCGGCGGGTCCGGGAGAACGGCCAGATGGTGGACCGGTTGGACAGCGTGGACTTCACCCGGCGGATGCTGGTGACCGCTGTTGTGGAGCCTGACTTTTCCAACACGGAGATGTGCCAGGCGTATGGGGTGCTGGACCCCCTGCTGGTCCCCGGCAGAATGCTGCTGGCAGGGGAGAGCTCCAAGCTGATGCGGGAGATCATGGACCTGTCGGGGTTCAACGACGCCAACATCGAGGACACGGCAAAAAACTGATCAGTGGGGCCAGCCCTGACCCTGACACAATGGCGGCTTATTATTGCTTCGTGAATCTGGGCTGGCCCCCGTCCAAATACGCGGACCTGCCATACCGTGAGCGGGTCCTAATCACAGAGTTCATCCGAAAAGAGATCAAGTCCAGACCGCAGCCGAAGGGGTGAGAACATGGCGCAGATACGGGAAGAGCTGGTCCTATACGACAGCTTCACGAACACTTTCACGAAGTACATCCGGCAGTCTGAGCAGGCGGCAAATGTGACGGACCAGACCAAGCAGGCCACGCAGCAATTCGAGAGCAGCCAGCGGGCCGCAGCCACCGCCACAGACGGACTGACCGGAAGCATCAAGAGCTTGGTCGGGGGCTATCTCAGCTTGCAGGGGATCAAGGGCCTGTTCAACCTGTCTGACACCATCACCTCTACTACGGCACGTCTGGATATGATGAACGACGGCCTTCAGACCACGGCGGAACTGAACGACACGATCTGGCAGTCCGCCCAGCGGTCCAGGGGCGCCTATGCGAGCACCGCCAACCTGGTGGCCCAGCTGGGCAACCTGGCGGGGGAAGCCTTTGACAGCAGCCAGGAGGTCGTGGCCTTTGCCGAGCAGATCAACAAGCAGATCGCCCTGTCTGGGGCATCTGCCGCCGCCGCGGACGCGGCCCTGCTCCAGTTGACTCAGGGGCTGTCCTCGGGCGCTCTGCGCGGAGAGGAGCTTAACAGCATCCTGGAGCAGACCCCCACCATCGCCCGGACCATCGCAGACTACATGGGAGTGACCACTGGAGAAATGCGGGAGCTGGCCAGCGAGGGCGCGGTGACCGCCGAGGTGGTCAAAAACGCCATGCTGGCGGCAGCTGATGAGACCAACGCGGCCTTTGAGAGTATGCCCATGACCTGGAGCCAGGTGTGGACCTCCATGCAGAATGTGGCGCAAAAAGCCCTTCAGCCCATCCTCAACGGCGTTTCATGGCTGGCCAACAACCTGGAGATTGTGGGCCCGATCGTGATTGGGGTAGCTGTGGCGTTTGGGCTGCTGGCGGTGGCCGTGCTGGCATACAACGCCCAGCAGAAGATAGCCAACACGCTGTCCGCAATCAGCGCGGCCCGGGCGGCGCTGGCCTCTGGAGCGACGCTTGCCCAGGCGGCGGCTACAACTACCGCCACGGGGGCACAGGTGGGGCTAAACGCGGCGCTGCTGGCCTGCCCCATCACCTGGATCGTGATAGGTTTCGTGGCGCTGGTAGCGGCGCTGTACGCCGTTGTGGGGGCCATCAACCAGGTGACCGGGTCCAGCATCTCCGCCACCGGGCTGATCACCGGCGCGGTGGCCACGGCGCTGGCATTCGTGGGCAATTTGTTCATCACACTGGTGAATGCGGTGGTGGACGTGTTCGTGGTCATCTACAACGTGATCGCAATGGTGGCGAACTTTGTGGCCAATGTGTTTGTGGACCCCCTGGGCGCCGCGGCACGGCTGTTCTTTGATTTCGCTGACGTGGTGCTGTCCGTGCTCCAGGGCATTGCCTCCGCCATCGACACCATCTTCGGCTCCAACCTCGCCGGTGCTGTACAGGGCTGGCGTGACAGCCTGAGCGGCTGGGTGGACGAGAAGTTTGGGGCGGGCGTCGAGGTCATCCCGGAGATCAACGCGCAGGACTATCACCTGGACCGATTCCAGTATGGCGACGCATTTCAAGCGGGCTATGACTGGGGCAAGGACTTGAACCTCTTCGGCGGCGGGAGCGAATATGACCCCAGCTCCATCCTTGGGGAGATCCCCCTGTATGAAGAGATCGCGGCCAACACCGGGGACACAGCCAAGAGCGCGGCCAGCATCGAGAAGTCGGTCAACATGGCGGACGAGGACCTGAAAAACCTGGTGGACATGGCCGAGCGGCAGTACGTCAACCAGATCAACCTGACGGCGCAGACCCCGGTGATCACCATCAACGGGGCCAACACCGGCAACACCCAGGCCGACCGCAAGGCGCTGGGCGACGCCATCCGGGACATCATCCTGGAGCAGGCGGCGGCGGGCTCCTACAGGTCCACGGCCCGGGCGTATACAGGAGGCTGACATGGCGATCAACTATGGATTGTTTTTCTCCCGGGACGGGCAGGTGCTGCGCCTGCCCCACAACCCGGAGAAGCTGCCTGTGAGCAAGGATAACGACAACGGGGAGTACAACGTGCTGGGCATCGGTCCCATTACTATCCCCCGGGACCCAAAGCAGCAGGAGGTCACCATCTCCGGGTATTTCCCCGGACGGGCGGACGGCTATACGGTGACCCCAAACGGCTTCCTGGAGCCGGAGGTCTACATCCAGTTCTTTCAATCCGCGATGGACGACAAAGCGGTGCTGACCTATACCCCGGTCCGGTACTACGAGGATGGGACGCCATACTTTACCGCAGACGAGGGGTTTCAGTGCCTTGTCATGTCCTTCACATATGAGGAGAGGGGCGGCGAGACCGGGGACTTCTACTACGACCTGACCATCCGGGAGTGGCGGGACTACTCGCCCCAGACGGTGACCACAGAGACCCAGGAGGATGGCACCACGGTGGTGACCCAGGAGCCCTCCCGGGATATCCCCCAGGGGCAACTCTATGTCGGGGCCACGGTGGTGGCCAACGGGCCGTATTACTACACGTCCTATGGCGACGAGCCCCACGGAAACGGCAATGGCCGGCGGGCGGTGGTATCCCGCATCGTGGCGGATGACCCCACCCGGCCCTGCCAGATCCACATCACTACGGAGGACGGGGGAGACCTGGGGTGGATCTCCGCTGACGGCGTGCAGGTGGTGAGCACGGCGTGAAAACAGAGCTGATCATCGGCGTCAAGAGCACCGGAAACATCTTTGAGGTGTCCAACTCCACCACCTCCGTCACCTACACCACGGAGCGCACCGGAAGCCCCGGGAAGCTGACCTTCACAGTCATCAAATCCGGGGAACTGTCCTTTACCGAGGGGGACGTGGTGCGGTTCTCTGTGGACGGGACTTTGGTGTTCTACGGTTGGGTGTTCACCAAAAGCAAGGACCGTTGGGGCCTCATCGAGGTGACCTGCTATGACCGTATCCGCTACCTGAAGGCCAACGCCTCCTATGCCTTCTATAACCAGACGGCGGCCCAGATCATTGCGCAGATCGCCGCCGACCTCCAGCTGGACACCAGCACCCTGGCAGACACCGGGTATGCCATCCCGTCCCTTATCGAGACAGACCAGAGCTGCCTGGACATCATGCAGGGCGTGCTGGAGCAGACCCTGCTGAACACCGGGACCATCTACGTGCTGTATGACGACGGAAACGGCCTGGCCCTCCAGGCGGCGGGGGACATGGTTTCCAATGTGGTCATCGGGGACAAGTCCCTGCTCACCGACTACACCTATAAGACCGACATCGACGAGCAGACCTATAACTCAGTCAAACTGGTACGGCCCAACGAGGAGACCGGCCGGGCGGATGTGGTGGTGGCGGAGGACAGCGCCACCATCGGGCAGTGGGGGCTACTCCAGCTCTACCAGCAGGTGGACGGCGATCTGAACACCGCCCAAATGACAGCCCAGGCCCAGGCCACGCTGGCCTTCTACAACCGCCGGATGCGGACGCTCAAGGTCCAGTCTCTGGGAGTGGTCGGCCTCCGGGCGGGGCAGATGGTCCGCATGAAGGTGGACGGGCTGGGAGACATAGACCTTGACCAGCTGGTGCTGCTGGAGAAGGTCACCCACACCTGGGAGAACGAGGTGCACACGATGGAATTTGAGACGATGGAGATCTGAGCTATGAATTTGATGGACGCGCTCAACCAGGTCATCTCGCAGAATCAATCCGCGATGCAGCTTACGGACCTGGAGACCGGGACAGTCACGGCGGTGGACCCGCTGGAGATCACCAAAGACGTACACCAGCAAGCCCTCCGGCAGGAAGTGCTGTACCTGACGGAGAGCGTGGTGGAAAAGAAGATCCCCGTCCTCGAACACAATCACTATGCCATCAACCTGGGGCACACCCACACATGCCCAGACGGGACCACGTCGGAGGCCCTGACGGGGAGGTATCTGACCGAGGCGTACAGCCTTGTGAGCGAGGGCTTTGACAGCACGGAGCAGGCCCAGGATATCGTCTGCTGGGAGCACGGAGAGAAGCTGCCCATCGAGGACGGCTTCATCATCCTCAACCGAAAGCTCGAGGTGGGGGACAAGGTGCTGCTCCTCTCTGTGGCCCACGGGCAGAAGTACATCATCCTGTCCCGCATCTTTGAGCACAAATAGGGGGCGAGCACATGGCAGTATTGCCCACCGACAATTTGGATCTGAGCGGCGCGGTCCGGTATGAGGACCAGCCCGGGCGGACCTGGAAGATCGACCGGGAGAAGGGCCGGATCGTGGGGGAGTGCGACAACTGGGAGGCGGCCCGCCAGGCGGTGGAGATCATCCTCTGGACGGAGCGCTTTCGGTGGCAGATCTACTCCCCATACTCTGGGGTACAGTATGACGGGCTCATCGGCCTGGACCCCGGGTATGTGGCGGCGGAGCTCAAGCGCCGGGTCCGGGCGGCCCTGATGATGGACAGCCGGGTCACCGGGATCGAGAACTACTCCTATACCTTTTCCGAGGGCATTTTGCACGCTGAGTTCACCGTGATCACGGTGTTCGGCGGCATCGACCAGAGCGTGGAGGTGACGATTTGATCGATTTCAGCAGCAGGACCTATGCCAACATCCTGAAAGCCATGCTGGCCCAGGTCCCCAATATTTACGACAAGCGGGACACCTCACCCATCCAGACGGCCCTGGGGCCTGCGGCTTACGCTCTAGAGGAATACTACCTGAGCTTGGACCAGGTGCAGCGGTCTGCCTTCGTCCAGACAGCGGTGGGCAGCGACCTGGACCTGCTGGCGGTGATCGCCGGGCTGACCCGGTATCCCGCCTCCGACGCGGTGCGGCTGGGCATCTTTGACGCCGCCGTGCCCACCGGCTCCCGGTTCTCCACCATCAACGGGTCCAACTCCATCAACTTCATCGTGACGGAGACCGCCACGGTGGAGGACCCCACGGAGGGGGATTTTTACTACCAGCTGACGGCGGAGACCCCCGGCACCATCGGCAACGACTACGCCGGGCCCATCCTGCCCATCAACACCATACCGGGGCTGGCGTCGGCGCAGATCACCGACATCCTGGTCCCCGGCGACGATACGGAGACTGATGACAGCTTCCGGGAGCGGATCATCGAGGCGCTGAACGAGCGGCCCTTCGGCGGCAACATCGCCTCCTACAGGCAATTCGTTCCCTCCGTCGACGGGGTAGGCAGTGTACAAGTCTATCCCACCTGGAACGGCGGCGGCACGGTGAAGCTCAGCATCCTGGGCTCCGACTGGCTGCCGGCCACCAGCGAGGTGGTGGAGGACGTGCAGAACGCCGTGGACCCCCCGCCTAACCAGGGGCTGGGATTGGGCATGGCCCCCATTGGAGCGCAGGTGACCGTGGTGGCCCCCACCAGCCTGACGGTGAACGTGACAGCCACGCTGATGCTGGCCTCCGGGTACCAGATCGGGCAGGTGCAGCAGCCCATCGAGGAGGCCCTGGAGGCGTATCTGCTGGACGTGCGGAAGGAGTGGGACACCAACACATCCACCACGTCGGTGCAGTACGCCGCCGATGTGTACCTGGCCCGGATAACCGCCGCCATCGTGGGCGTGCAGGGCGTGGTCAACGCCACCAACGTACAGCTCAATGGGGCGGCGGCAGACCTCACCCTGACAGAGACCGGCACCACGCAGCAGGTGCCCATACTGGGGACGGTGACGCTCAGTGAACAGAGTACAACTTGACCCGCAGATCTGTAAGTATCTCCCCACCTGGTACAAGCCGGTGGAGGAGTACCAGCAGATCTGTCAGACGGAGACGGCCCAACTGGAAGTCCTGGCGGCCGCTATCCATGCGGTGAAAGAGAACTTCTACTTCCAGACCATGAGCCTGCCCGGGGTGGAGATGTGGGAGGATGTGCTGCGCATCATCCCCAACCCCAGCACGGAGGACCTGGACTTCCGGCGGGCCAGGGTGCTCAACCGCATCACCACCAAGCCGCCCTTCACCCTGGGCTTCCTCTATCAGAAGCTGGACGAGCTCATCGGCCCGGGGGAGTGGTCCGTGACGGTGGACTACGCCAACTACACCCTGTACATCGAGAGCGCCGCCCAGAACTTCAACTACTCCACCGAGGTGGCCTTTACCATCAACCGCATCAAGCCCGCCCACATCGTCTTCGTGTCCTCGCCCTATGTAAAGAGCGGCCTGCTGCTCAGCGAGACGATCTCCCACGGGCTTCGGACCTACAACTACCACATGGCGAGCTGGCAGCTGGGGCTGCTGCCCTTCGCCACCGACACCGACCTGGGGGTGATCAAAACGGCTGAGACACCGAGCATCCAAGAGGCCCTGCTGAACGGCACGGCGGGCTTTGTCATGGGGGACATCGCGTCCGCCCGCATCAACGGCACCACGGCCATTTCGGCCATATCCAAGAGCCAGGAGGGGAGCACGGTCACCATCACCTATACCGTCACTGAGGCCACGGCCTCCAGCGTGACCCAGGTGGAGCTGCTGGATAGCGAGGGGAACGTGCTGACCAGCTCCACGGTGTACATCCCGGTGAGCGGCTCTGTCCTGATGAAGCATACCATACCTGTCTCGGAAGGAGTGTTACCAGATGGCGACTAAACCGATCCCGGCACCGCTGCTGGCGGACCTGCCGGAGGACTGGACCGTAGGCCAGACCGTGGCCCCCACCGGGGAGGAGGTGGGCCTCACCCAGCAGCACGGGTACAACTACCTGATGGAGAAGGTCAACGAGGCCATCCAGGCCATCAACGCCCTCAATGAGGGCTTTGAGGATGTGGGCGGCTTCATCGAGATGGAACAGAGCCTGCCAGTGGGCGACCGGGTGGAGAACACGCTGTATGGGCTCATCCTGGTGGATTTTTCAGCAGATATATAATCTATATTGCTTTTAATCCAAACGTACCCAGTTGACAATTTTCATCACCCTTTCAAAAGGAGGTTTTGCCTATGAGCACCCGCTATGTGTGGGGGAGATATAACGCAACACCAGGCCTGACCAGCACCGTATCCGGACATGTTTATGATGGAGAACAAGAAACGATTATTACAGCAGACGAGGGCAAATTGTCCGGTAATGTTGGAACAATTTATTTTGCTGAATTTTCGCTTTGGGACCAAAATGACGTGAGTGCGTTTAAGCCAACTGGTATTAAAAACATCAAAACGATCAATCCAGGAAACACAACAATAGAGCTATTGGGGAATGGTTTATTTTTGTTTTCTAAATCTCCTATTAATACCAATTCTACGTTCCCTGTTGGATGCGAATTTTATGACTCCGATGAAACAAGCAGTATCACCATCAGTTGGAATAATATATCTGCGCAAAGCGCCACGATAAAGGTCCTACAATCGAAAATTTATTATTCCAAGGGTGCCCTCCTGGGCGATTCCACCAGCGCTTTATCTGGAGCGTATCCCCAGAACGGGGTCTCCGGTAGATATTGGTATACTTACCAGGGGAGCGATAATATTGACCCCACCGCCGTCTCCATCCCCTCCACCATCAATGGCGGCACAGCTATCAACATCACCGTCACACCGGGCACCGGCAAGGTCTACGGCGGAACGGTCTCCTACCAGTACCAGGTCAAGTTGGGGAGCGGCGAGTGGACCACTATCGCTACCACATCCGCCACAACTCGCTCTTACACCGTCCCATACGGCACAGCATCCATCCAAGTTCGGGTGCGGGCGAAGGACAACCTGGGATTCACTTCGACGACCTACGTCACCAGCGCCTCCGTTACGGTCATCAACAACCAGCCGCCCACGGCCCCCGGCAGTATCGATGTGGCCAACGTGGTGGCGGGACAGCAGGCCACTATCACCCTGACGGCGGCCACCGACCCGGACGGCACCATCGCCAGCTACATCTATGAGCGGAGCGTGGACGGCAGCGCATGGACGCAGATCGCCAACGTCAACATCCTGACGCAGACGGACACCATCAGCGCAGACTGGGGTACGGTGGCGTACCGGGCCTGCGCCGTGGACGATGACGGGGCGAGCGGCCCCTATGTGACCAGCGAGACCACCACGGTCAACTCCGGGTGGGTCATCATCTCCGGCCCGGCCAGCGACATGGGGAACAAGCCAGCGCCGTTTGATTTTGTGTTCAGCGTCAGCGTGACTGGCCAGGCAAGTGTGGACGCCATCAACGTGGCCGTGACCCTGGACGGGGAGAGTATCTACACCGGAACGCCCAACAGCGGCGTGGAGGTGTCCATCCCCATCGACACCCGGCTGCTGGCGGCTGGGGAGCACACTGTGGAGGTCCAAGCTACAAAGGAGAGCTACCTGGAGGCCAACGGAAGTTACACCTTCGACGTGCCCGCCATCACCCTGCCCGACGGTGGCAGGGCGGAGATGCTGCAAAATCCCGAGGGGGACGTGGTGTTCCCGTATACGTTGGCCAGAATGGTCATCGGAAAGGGTGGGAAAGACCTGAACGCCCTACTGGAGCAGGCCATGTCCACTGTGGCCACACTGACCGGGGAGGTCGGGGGAATCACCGGGGAAGTGACTGAGCTAAAGGCCGGGGCGCTGAAAATGGCAACTGGAAGCTATACGGGGACGGGAACAAATCAAATGTCATTAACATTCGATTTTGCTGTGAAGTTTTTGTTTGTTTTGCAGACGAGCGATAGCTCTTCCGGCAATTTTAAGGTTGGCAATTTAGTTTGGGTAGGGCAATCACAAGATGCTGAAATTAATTCAGAATCTATTAGCTATACCGTGTCAAATAATGGAAAGACGCTAACATGGAACGGACCAACACTTGGCGGTTTTGTTTCGAACCAGAATTACTCTGGTTATCGGTATAGTTACTTTGCCATTGGCCAATAAGGAGGGGCACCATGAAGATCATATCCAAAACCCCCGCTGAAAACGGGGCATACCCCGCACTCCAGGAGTGGCCGGGCCTGGTGGCACCAGAAAGCCATTATAAATGGCCGGACACCCTGGAGACGGAAACCTTTTACCAGTACAATGGCTTCGTGGCCCTCACCGTGGTCCGGAGCATGGTGCAGAGCTACCAGCCCAACGTGGAGGCGTGGGAGGCGTGGAAAGCCACGCTTCCCCCCGAGCCGGAGCCGGGCGCGAGCGATACAGACGTGCTAAATACTCTGCTGGGGGTGACAGAATGAATCGACTGCAAGCGGCGGAACAGTTGAGAAAGGTGCTTCAAATTTTCGCGGCAACCTTGACGGATGAACAGGCGATGGTGGTGGCCACGGTGTACCCCACATGGACGGTGAACACGGCTTATGCTGTGGGGGATATCATCAGCTACGGTACCAACGACGTGGGCGACCCACAGTTATACAAGGTCGTACAGGCGCACACCTCCCAGGCCCAGTGGACACCGGACACGGTGCCGAGCCTGTATGACGCATTTGGTTTGGACGAAAGCGGGTATCCCCTGTGGGTACAGCCCAGTGGGGCACACGACGCATACAACGCGGGGGATATCGTCAACTACAACGGGACGCTGTACCAGTCCACCATCAACGGCAATGTGTGGTCCCCGGACGTGTACCCGGCGGGCTGGACGGTGTATGAGGCGGCCACGGAGCCAGAGGAGCCCGAACCGGATCCTGAACCAGAACCGGACCCGGAGGAGCCCACCACCTATCCCGAGTGGGTACAGCCCAGTGGGGCACACGACGCATACAACGCGGGGGCTGTGGTCACTTACAACGGCAAGGTGTATCAGTCCCTTGTAGACGGCAATGTGTGGAGCCCGGCGGACTACCCCCAGGGCTGGCAGGAGGTGGAGGCGTGATCGAGGTGGTCTGTGCACTGATCGCCGCCGTGGCCTCCATCCTGGCCGCCACGGCGGAGGTACGGTCCCGGCGGTCTGCTACTCGGATGGAGCGCCGGGCGGATCGGCGGTCCCACGAGATGCGCCTGAGCATGGAGTTGATGTACGCCACCTGTGCCCTGTCCCTGACCACGGCCAAAAAGCTGGCCGGGATGCACACCAACGGGGACGTGGAGGAGGCTATGCGGGCGGCAGAGGAGGCCCAGGAGGCCTATATCAACTTCGCCCGGGACGAGGCAGCCAAGAACTTTACCAAGATGTAATATCCCTGAAGCAAGGAGGTATAACATGCAGAACATCATCAAACGACTGGCCACGCTGCTGAGCGTGAAGAGCCTGGTCACCCTGGTGCTGACAGGGGTGTTCGCCTATATGGCGTGTACCGGCCAGATCAGCCAGGACTTCATGACCATCTATGCGGTGATCATCGCCTTCTACTTCGGCACCCAGAGCCAGAAGGTGCAGGACGCGATTGAGGCGGGGGATGGGCTATGAACCTGCATCAGCTTATCCTGACGGAAAACGACTGCTATAAGGCGGGACGGGCCATCATCCCCAAGGGGGTGATGGTCCACTCCACAGGGGCCAACAACCCAAATTTGAAGCGCTATGTGGGCCCGGATGACGGCCTGCTGGGGACCAACCAGAACAACAACCACTGGAACCGCTCCGGGGTGGGGGCCTGCGTCCACGCCTTCATCGGCAAGCTGGCGGACGGGTCCATCGCCACCTACCAGACCCTACCCTGGAATATGCGGGGTTGGCACTGCGGCAAGAACGGCAACAATACCCATATCAGCTTTGAAATTTGCGAGGACGACCTAACCGACGGGGACTACTTCAACGCCGTCTACCGGGAGGCGGTGGAGCTGACGGCTTACCTGTGTGAGATATACGGCCTTGACCCCCTGGATGATGGGGTGGTCATCTGCCACTCGGAAGGATACCGCAGGGGCATCGCCTCCGGCCACGCCGACGTAGAGCACTGGTTCCCCCGGTTCGGCAAGAGTATGGACGATTTCAGGGCCGACGTGGCCACAGAAATGGAGGAAAACATGAGCTACGAACAGTGGAAGGAATACATGGAGCGGTACCGGAAGGAGCTGAGAGAGTTGCCCGGTTCCGACTGGTCTCAGGATGCCCGAGATTGGGCCATCCAAAACGGCGTATTCCGGGGCGATGAGAAGGGCAACGCCATGTGGCAGGACTTCATTACACGGGAACAGGTGGCGCAGGTCATGGAGCGCCTGCACGAATGAAGCGGAAGGTGGCGTTTTCAAAACGCCTGATTGCTGACATCCGGGTGCTGCTGTGGGTGGTCACTTTGGGCGGGCTCGCCCTGGCAGCCTACTGCATCTATCGGGGATTTACAGGGTCCCTGCCGTGGCTGTCCGCTATGGTGGGGCTGCCCTGGACGGCCCACGGGGTAGTGTGCTCCTTCTACCTCAACATGGCCAAGAGCGACCACAAAGAGGGCGGCATCACCTTCGAGGCGGCCAAATCCAAGGACTTCCAGCCGGATACTTACACCGCGTCACCACCGATTTAGAGAGGAGGGCTACCATTGCTAGCGTGTGATATAGCAACGGATCGCAATAAATACACCATGTAGGGGCCATCACTCAATAACCCCCATCAGGCGCAAAATCAGGTCCACCTGCCAGACATCAGAAACAGCCCCTACTACTGCTCCGGCGGTTATCCATTCGGATAACCGCCATTTCTGTATGTCTTCCGGGCTCTCCGAGGTGTCCCTCTTACACTCGAACGCCACCATACGCCCTTGTATACTTCCTATTATATCAGGTGTCCCCCGCTCAGAAAAGACGTTGCCGTGAATGTTGATCGCTTTGGCTCCTGGTATGGAGTTGAGGTAGTCCAACACAGGCCGGACTACCCCAGTATACTCCAACCGCTTGTCACGGTTTGGCACGTCTGATAAGCCTCCCTACCTCGTCGCTAACAATTTTCATCTGCGCCTCTCTAGTGGGAATGTCCTGCATGTCGGGCTTTTTCTCCTCGGTCCACAGGGCCATGAGGAGGTTAGTGGCCGCCGCGGCCAAGTGATCCTCGTCTGTCCATCCATCCATATATTTGGCCATATGCCGCATCGCCGAATCAAGCATGGTATGCATGGGTATACCTTTTTCCCAGTTGCGCTCAGGGTAGTGACCTGATGTTACAGAGTTTTCCATGTGCTTAGACACCCTGATCAACGCGCACCACGGGAGCAAGTCCATACGACCCTTTCCTCCAGTGTCCCTGATGGCACCAGTCTCAAATTTCTCCACAACGTTACCTCCCCGTAGAACCAAATCCGGCATCCCCGCGCTTGCCGGGCACCGCCTTGATCTCGTCTACCTCAGACCATCGTACATCTTCGATAACGTGGAACAGAACCTGGGCCAGGCGCATACCTTGTTCCACGTGAAACATCTTATTCCCGAGATTGTGTACACACACGAATAACTCCCCGGTATACCCATTATCAATAATACCCTCATTAATTAGGAGACCGTGTTTTCTAAGACTACTGGATCGTCCGGTAATCCGAGCATACAGGAACGGGGGCATATCAATTCTAACACCTGTATGCACATCCACTGTCTCCCCAGGCGGAATATCACAAGGTTGTGACACGAACAAGTCCCACCCGGCGTCCCCCTGGTGCTTCTTGAAGGGGCGCTTAGCGCCCTCTTCAAGTGTGTAACTAACGTACCTAGCCGCCATCACCGCACCTCCACCATGGTATCAGGGCCAGTACCGATGTACTTAACCATACCAAGTACACCAACTTCTTTCATGAACTCAAACAGGATTCTGGAGTTCATAACCGCCTTGGGATCCTCACACCCATACAGGCTAGGGTCCACATAGTCAACAAACATCAGGGCCACTTCTGTGGGGGAGTTCAGCATGCACGACTGTTCAAACAGCTCGTGGTCCCATTCTGCGATTCTGCGGATTTTCTTGGTTACCGTAGTTCTTTCGGACACCTCTTTACCGATCCGTCTGGACAGCTCCTCCCAGGAGATTTCATTCTTCATGGGGCCGGAGTTGCCCGCAACTCGGATGGGGTAGGTGCGGCACACCATCAAAACGTTGGTAACACGGGAGGGAGCAATACCCACTTCAGAGATGATGCCCGCTGCGTTGGTATCGATGCTGGTACAGTACGGCCAGTGACTGTGCAGCAGGGACAGCGCAGACCCCTGTGTACCCTCTATTAAGATGTTGGCTCCTTCGTCCTGGAAGCTTGCGATCAGCGCTGGGGTATTGCTGCGCATACACTCGCAGAGACCGTACTCCTCGGCAACATCCTTAAACTGACGGAATTTGCTGGGGTCTCTCTGCAGTCTGGCGATGCGGGCCGGTCCAACACCCTCGCCGGTGGAACCGATGCGGCGATGCATCTCGCCACTGGTCCCTCCCTCCTCTTCGTGGAACTTCTCGTCCAAAATACCTGCTTCGGGATCCACGATCAGACGACCGAGGAAATCAGGGTAATGTCTCATAATGTGTACCAGCTCTTTCATGAACTGCTTCATGTTGAGCAGAGCCCCACGCCCAATAATGACAGTAGCATTAGGGTTAATCCATCCGCACGGGATGGACTGCATCACGTGTTTCTCCCCATTCCAATAAATGGTGTGACCGGCGTTGGGGGAGCCTACCCTCACATGGACCTGGTATTCGTTGGCCACGTGTGCCGCTACCGCGCCTTTACCCTCGGATCCGTACTGGCCACCAACCAGCACTGTCAGTTTTCCTCGTTCCATTCCAAAATTCTCCTTACATTTTTAATGGTTATGTCCACAGCGGTCCCCGTGGAAAAAACGTCTTGCACCACCACAAAATTGGGATTGTGGTCATCAATGTAGACATCCGCGTACACCTTTCTTGTGCCGCTGGGGTATTTCGCCTTATACTTAGCAATATTGCTGGGCGCATTTTCGTTCACGGCGCAGAAGTGGATCCCCCGCACCTCACACCAATCAACCGCTGCCGTGAGTTCTTCTCCAACTCTGGAGGTCCATAGAACGACCTCGTGTCCTTTATCAATCACTTCCCGAATGAAGGACACCATTTCGTCATGCTGGGGGCCGATTTCAGGAAATCGGTTCTCACATAAAATTCCGTCAAAATCCACTGCTATGATCACTGACATACCTTCTTTCTGGCCTCCCGTGGCCTCTTCCTTGCGCTTGAGGCCACGGGGGTACTCACATACCGACCTCACCCGTCTGAGCCAACGGAGCGCAACGGAGGGGGCACGACGATGTCTTCTCCTGGCTTCCACTTCTTGAATGTTCCCCAGGACCTACCGTACTCAACGTCCACACCTACTGCCGGAACAAAGTCGAAGTCTTCCATGATAGTCTTGATGGCGGGTATGGCCACCTTCAGTTGGTCGTCCGGGACCTCAAACATCACGGAGTCGTGTACCTGCAGTAGCATATACCCTCCAATGTCCAGCATGGCCGGGAACAGTCTAGATATTGCCACTCTGACGATCTCAGCAACACCACCCTGAATTAAGTTGGACATCGCCTTGTGGGGGTCAGCCTCCGGAACGTTAAAATGCCGGGTTCTGCCGGTCCACATCTTGATGTACCCGTTTTGCTTGGCAAAATCCTCACATTGATACATCAGCTTGCGGAATCCGGGGTACAGCTTGTGGTACCGTTCCAAGTAGTCCCGCGCCACTTCTTGCTCCACCCGCAAGTTTTCGGCTAGGTGCTTATATCCTATACCATAAATTACCGAGAAATTGATCCGCTTAGCCGCATTACGAGGAATCCCCAACAACTCAGCGGTTGCGGAGTGTAGGTCCGCGTCCTGCTCGATCAACCCCCGCATTGTAGCATCCTTGGTGTAGTGGGTCACCAGTCGCATTTCAGCTTGCTTGTAGTCTGCCTGGATCATCGTATATCCGGACCTGGCCTCAAACACATCCTTCACCTTGAACACCTCAGTGTGCTTTGCCACTGCCTGCAGATTCGGGTTACTACACGACAGACGTCCAGTGTACGTACCGATTAGGTTTAAGGAACAATGGAGAGCATTGTCAGAATCCATAGCCTCGATATACGGCGTGTAGTACCTGCTGTCCACCGACAACCACCCACGGGCCTCCTGCACCAATTTAGCCCGTTCGGCTCCCTCCCCACCAGCATCAATCAACTCCTGCAGACGCTCTGCTGCCGAGGACTTTACTCCAAGGAACTCGCACACTTTCTTCGACGAATTTGGGTTGAGATCGAACCCAGCTTTGGTGTTCAGTCTCTCTTTAGCATCTTTAGAGTGCTGTACTGCTTCATTCCTATACTTGGAAATGGTGTCGGGGTTGATAAGCATCCCGCGCTGCTCCATCAGCATCACCACGTAACTGTAGTAGTTTACCTGTCTCCAGATATCATACAAACCGTGATATTGCAAAGCTGGCCTGACGAGTTCCAACAGCGCCCTGGTGAGCCTAACATCGTCACAAGCGTACGGTTCCACGTCTGCCGGATCCAACACATACATCATAGATTTTACGTTGTTTTCAGATTTCGGATTCCTACTGCATGGGAGCCCTAGGCGCTGGCACTCTTCGAATACCTTATCCTCAAGGATGGATTCTTGTAGGGATCCTTCCCCAATACCATATCGGTCACATATCTCTTTCAATTTGAACGATGGTTCATTCTCGTTAAGTAGATGTACTGCCAGCATGGCATCTTCAAAATTGGGGGCTGGGACAATTCCATCTGTAGACATCATATGTTCGTCGAAACTGTAGTTAAACCCGCCATACGTCCTATGCGGATCCGACAGGTACCCTCGGAAGAATTTCATACACTCTATCGGCAAGTTGGTTCCCTGTGCATGCCGGAAAGGAAAATAGTAGGCTTCTTCCCCTCGATCCACAGCAATACCTATCACTTTGTCCTGCTTTCTCTTGGAGTTGCCGAAGATGCACAAACCAGTGGTTTCGGTGTCCACACATGGGTCTGTGCAGGACAGGAGCAGGGGTTTGACCTTCTCCAGCATCTCCGGTGTGTTGACGAGCATCAGCCCTCTCTGGCCTCAGCCAGCTCCTTGAGAGTCATCACACGGGAGATTTGGGAGCGGGCTTGGCCGTTGTACTCAGTCACCTCAATAAGGGCGCCGCAGTCTTTACCAACCACATCAGACCGTTTGAATTTAACTACCTGACCTTGCTGTCCCACACCAAGGGCCATCACGGTTTCCGCTACCTTCCACATAGCAGCAGGGGTGATGGCCGTAAACACCTTGAACTCCCGACCAGTGTAATTACCCTCTACCACTGCGAACGTCCAGACGAACATCGGGTTGCCGCTCTTAGAAACGGACTGCTCCACATCGTTGCAACACACCTTATACAAGCCATCTGGAACCTTAAAGTTGTCCTGTACATTGGTGAGATCAATCTCAAAAGCATCCGGAGAAGAAACGGAACTGTTACCGGGCATGGGGGACTGAGTGGAGGGAGCGGGGACTCCACCGGGGGCGGGCATAAAAGGGTTGTTAGTCATTTTGTTTTCCTCCTGTTAATTGTTTAAATACTTCCCCATGATATCAACCATGTTGGGATCTCGAATGATTGGACCAATACGCTGAGCAAACTCACTGCCACGGGTTTTAGCAGCAAAGTTGTTCATAGGCTGGGTGAGAAGGTATCTATGTGTCTCGCTGCGGTACCCAACTTCCTCGTTACCGGCCTGCTCGTCAGCGGTGTACAGATACCACACAAAGTCCATATACCCCATCACTGCCGTGCAAAGCTTCTCGGTCAGGTTGGGTTTGGACTCTTCTAGGACGTTGGTGCCCTTGCGCATTTTGTCTTTCTTGTGGGCGATGTAGATGACGTGCATCGGAAGGTCCCTAAACCCCCGCAGGATTCGGGCAAGGCGTTTGCCAGACACCCCGTAGTCCTCCAAGTAGACTTCATCAATGGAGTAATTCTTGTCCTTCTTGCGCCGATTGGCGAACTCCTTAGTGGTGATCCCCTCCAGTACCAGGGTTTGCAGCTCAGTAATGTTGTCAATCACCACGGTTTTGGTGTTTTCATACTTCGGATCGTGACTAACAATCCGGAAAAGTTCTTGCTCCAGATCATCTGCTGTGTGGATGTCCGTTGCATGAATGTCCCCACGGCTGGCCAACGTCATGATACCACCATCGATGTTGAAAACGTGGACATCAGCCATTTCTGGCACATCTTGGGCGGTACCGGCCAGGTAAGTCTTCCCACTTCCTGGGTCCCCATAAATTAAAACGTTGAGCTTACTCAGAAAGATGCTAGGTGTAATCAAATAACCGTCATTCATTTTATCACCTTCTTAGTATGTTTCCTTCCCAATCTACTACGCCCGTCCTAATTAGCTCAGGTATAGTCTTGTTGTTCCATCTACTGTGCAAAATGTGTAAGTGACACCTTTCGCACAGACACACAAGATTAGAAAATTCGTTATTGGTATTATCTTGGTCTTTATGGTGGATATGCAGTTCTACGCCATCATCACGGGTGGCTCCACAATAGAAACATTCCCACACGCCACCTCCATCAGTATATGATCTCTTGTGAGGTAGCCCACGGTCTTGCATTCTGCGGTTGTTGCGTAGTCTCTGCTCCTCACTCAATTCGGATACCCTGTATTTGTGCTGATTGCGCCTTTTTGATTCTCTCTTGCATATCTTGGCTTTTTCAGGGTCTTTATACGGCATACTTCCTCCTCATGTCTTATCGATGTAGGTTGCGGCTTCATCTGCCACATGAAGCAGCCACGCCAGCCGGTTGTGCTCGAACACTTCCCCGGGCTTTCCGTAGTCCTGCCGGTCCCACGGCCCCATATGGCAATTGATAGCGGCGGCCTCAAACGGCTCCAGGCTCATAAAATGCTGGACCAGGTATACAGACTTGGACCCGTGTCCACCGAACGGAAAACTCTCCTCGAATTTGTAGAAGGGCACCTTCTCCCATTGGCCGGTTTGGTCGTTCTTCACATTACGGGTGGACACTTTGTAGCACCCCACCTTACACAGGTCGTGAAACAGGGCCACAATGGCCTCGGACTCCCGGCTGCACCTAGCTCCTTCCATGTCATAGAATTCGTTAAGGTCTTTCAATCGCCGGTATACGTTCAGACTGTGCATCGCTAATCCACCCTCGAACGCGCCATGGTACCGGCTGGACGCCGGAGCGGTGAAGAAATCAGTGGCCTGAATCCATTCGAGTAGCTTGTCAATCCCATCGCGGTGAATCCCCCGCTTGGCTATGGTCAAAAATTCATCCTTGATGTTCATTTCGTCACCTCCTATATATATTATACCATGTTAGTGGGGGTGTTGTCAACACCCTTATTGTCATTCCTACCGCGAACGGTGTACTCACGTAGTCGGATCTCCTTTGCGTCGTAGTCTCTCAGCTCCGCCTGGCATAAGGATTGATATTGGCACATCTTGCAATTCCAGGGGTACATAAACCGCTTGTTTCCTCCCTTGTGGGACCTCTTCACGGCCCAGGATGCCGGTACCACTACTTCGTCCCAGATTCTTTTCACGGTGGAGTCGTTGCGGTACTCGTAGGTTGCACGGAACCACTCAATATCAGCCAGCTTAGGCTCCATCTCTTCCCGGTATGGTTCCGGGTCCACCCCTTGGGCGGCACAAAATCGTGCGTAATGATTCCAGGTAGTCTTAATCTTGGTCCGGCTGATAGTCCCGTTCTTGTTCACTGCCGGGTCTGCGGCCGGAGTGTTGCAGTGCTGCCAGGTCATGGTACCTGTGATCTTGATACCCATTTTGCTGCAAGCATGAGTATACACCGCGTTCTGGACGTTGTACGCTTCCTCGGTGTCGTCCGACAGGGATTTTCGGAATTTGTAATCAGTACACCATGTAAACCCCGTTTCCTTATCCCTGAGAATCGCATCAATATACCCATGTAGCCCCCCGGAGCCGGGACAAGGCACCAGAAAATGGAGCTCCAGCGCCGGTACGGGTTTGCCGCCCTTCTGCATCGTCACCACTTCATACTTCCACGGCTCAAATTCATTAAACGCCTGAGTAAACACCGACACCGCGTCAGTCAAAATCTGCTCCTGGTCCGGGATCTCCTCTACCAAGAACTCGTTGTTCCTCATATACGTATCCCACTCGGCCACCATGGCGTCCACCCCGTTAGCCCTCCAGGACCCGTACAGCCCGCACTCATAGGAAGTATCTAGTCCATCTTGCTGGTCCTTCCACGCTTCCTGCATGGCGGTTTGCATTCCCTTGTGGCAGAGCTTACCTACCGTCAGGAACGGTCGTTCTACACGGGGCTTGAGGTTCTCAATGTAGTTGTACTCCCACTTCTTGGGGCAGCTCATATGCGTCATGAGCTGGGATACTGACACCATCCCCTCAGGGGTCGTCCCTTCCGGGAACAGGCACTTGGTATTTTTCATGTTGTAACCTCCTGTTGTAGCCGCTCGGGTGTTGTATTGCATTGCACTCCCAAGGGAGATGCAATACAATACAACAACCTCGCCAACGGCCCGCACAATACAAGTTGTAGTTGTTGTATACCGTGTTGTAATGGCGCAACATCACTCTACCCCTTTTCTCTTGTACCTCCCGTCGGGCATCTTCTCCACCATTCCAGCAGCCTCTAGTTGTCTGATCTGCCGGGAAATAGTGGAGCGGGTCTTGCCTGCCTTGCTGCACAGGTCCCCCTGGGACATTGGACCTTCCTGCATGAGGTCCAGCAAATTGGCCTGGGCGGGTTGTCGGTTCTCGGTGTTGGATAGGGCTTGATACTGGTTGGATACTACCTGATACTGCATGGGGTACTTGGTGCTGATGTTGAAGGTCAACGAGATGGGGGGCTGGTTGCCCATCACCTTGGAATGGCGGCGCACTACTATTTCATTCGAGGCTAGGCGCGGATTGCGTCGCACCTGCCAACCGGCCTCCAGGAATGCGTTAAGAAATTGGGACCCCCAGGAATCCTCACGGGCCGTACTGTCCGGGTCCAGATTCTTCTTGGAGTGGTGGGCCAGCACAAACGAGCATCCATACTTGTCGCGCCATGTTTTCAGTACCATCATCTGGTTAGCTAGATCGGCCATGTAGTTGTCCACGGCTGCCGTGGTGGAGTATAGCGGGTCAATCATAATTACCTTGGGTCGGATCGTAGCGATCTGTTGCTCCAGCTCCTCCAGGACCTTTTTGTTGTCGAATCGTAGCATACGGGACGGATGCACGTAAATCGGCAGGTCTGGCATACAAGGAACTTGCCATATATCCCCGTCAATGTTAGTCGTGGCCCCCAATTTCTGTTCCACAATTAGAGCTAAACGATCAGTTAGCCCGGTGTGGCTATCTTCCTGCTGGATGATTATAGTGGGACCTTTGTCGTTAACAGGATACCTTCCCAAGAATGGGACCCCGGAAGATATCGACACGGCTAGGTCTAGCAGTATCCAAGTCTTGTAGCTCTCAGGTGGAGAGATCAGGAAGGTAATACTTTTGTCCGGCAACCAGTCCTCCACCAACCAGGAGACCCCCTCACCGCCGTATCCTTTGACATAGTCGGCCATACGCATGACATCAAATGTGGAGTGCTTTTGCTGCTGTTCCTTCTCTACGGCGGTCCGGTCGTCCTCAAACTGGACAGACGTAAACTGAGTTTCCTCAATTGCGTGGTTGCGCTCTATAGACTTGATGGTTGTCCGTATTTCCCGAACCGGCAACGGGGGGTCGTTCCGCTCGTTCCATTCCATCAATAGGGTCTCCACTATATCGGAGTTGATCCCCTTCTTGAAGAAATACCCGGCCAGTCGCGCACAGGCATCGTTCCTGCCGCCTTCGGAGACACCTCGGAGCGTTTCTGTTATCCACCCGTCATTTTGTACCCGGGGTTGTGCCTGAAGCTCAAGAAGAGCCACTGGGAACGCCCCGAGAGGCCCTCTCTTAACCCATTCGTACCTGTTGCCGTTCGGGTGAATTGTGGGGGGCAGTACGATGAACCCCCCGTCTGCTCTCAGGTCTGCCCCGTCGAAAATTCTCACTCTGTTGGACACGTGAGGAACAGAGGTTGGGTACTGATAGAACAGGTGGTACCCACCGGACCCTGTACGGGAGTACATTTGGGTCGGATACCTTCTTAGCAGGTCCTCGATGGAGTATGGGCAGCTAGCCTCCACATCCAGCACCACCATGTTGGACACTCTTCCGGTCACAACACCGACTCCCACACCTGACAAATTGACGAACCACGACGTTACCATCTCTTTGGTAGCTTTCGTCTTGGTATATTGCAGCCAGTTGGTCATGAACGGACGTTTCTCCTCGGGCTTTACAGGCAACACACTCCAGCCGCTGTCCACATACTCAGCCGCTAAATCAATCGTCGTTGCCATCTTCTTCCTCCTTGTGTGCTACCATGAACAGCTCATGGGTGTTGACCTTGTACAGGGCCGCGTACTTGAGGATCGCCTCTTCAGACAGGGTCCGACCACCGCTCTCATGGCGGGAAATAGCGGGGACACTAAAACCGGTCAGGATGCTAACCTCTTGAAGGGTCAGCCGGGAGCGGTCCCGAAGCTCCTTGAGCCGGTTCTTGGGTGCGGAATTATCCTTCATCATATCACCTCCTTTCGTTTATTATAACATGTTGACAAATCTCGTGTCAATAGGCTTATTGTCAGTTCTCACTACCCCCAAAAACTTCTTGCACATGATGGCCATCCAGACGGCCTCGTGGGTGGTACAGCGTTTATCCATCCTGCCCCCTCCGTAGTGCGGCCTCGGCTTCGTCTTTCGATTCTCTGAGGATATATTCCTCCATACAATCAACCACTTGAGACGGATATGCAAAATAAGCGCTTATGGCGTTTGGGTATTCCCTATTGCAGCACCATCCCCATCCTGGAACTTTAATCGGTAGCACCACGCACCGCCCCTCCCGGTTAGCCTGGACCAGCTCTCGCAGTCCATCCAGGTCGTACTCATCGCCCAGGATGTCCTCGATCTTTTTGAGTCGGTTATAAACCTTCTCAACGCTGGGTTTTTCCTCCATCAATATCCGCTTATATTTTTCTTCGGATACCACGGAAAATCCGGTCTCTGGAATTGTATACTCAGTTAGCCGTTTCATGTTCCCCTCCAATAATCGGTGTGTAGTGCGGGCAGTCAATACACATATACATCGTATTGTCCGACCTGTTATCACCACCCATCAGACCACAACATCTCCCCTGCGAAGCATATCCCTTTTCTTCCATTTCATCGTAGCAACACTCACGGGATAGCCAATACTTTGCCTTTTCTACCCATGCAATCATCCTGCTTAATATGCTCACTTCTCCAACCCCTCCATCCTTCCTTTCAGCTCGATAATCTCCTCCGGCTCCAGGCCGGTGTCCTCGTAGGCGGCGAGGCGGTCAACTGCTCGTTCCTTCGTTTCGGACACGTTATAGACCGTTCTGTTTTTATATCGTTCCGTCAACCGTTTCATGTCAGTCCTCCTTCTGGCCGCTTGCAACGGACGGATAAAATCCTTTGCAGTTTTTCCCGGTACACCATCCGCGCATATCGGTGCATTTATCACACCTGTTTTTGCAGAAGATAGCAGGGTTTGGAACACCGCTTGTTACATAATCGACGAAATCCTCAATTAAAGCATCCCTCTCGGCTTTCACCTGCTCCAGCTCGGCCCGCAGCTTCTCATTTTCGGCCTTTAAGGCCGCATTGTCCTTCCCGCGCCGTTCCGCCCTGTTCTCCGCTAGGTTTTTCTCCGCCAACAACCTTCCCAGCTCGTGGACGGTGTCTGCCATGACCTGCCTGTTATATTCCGTGGCATTCTCGTTCAGGGCGTATTCCAGCAGCCGGTTGGCCAGTATCTCAATATCCATCAGGTGTCCTCCTCCGCTGGTTGCTGGAGCCATGCCAGATAACTGGTTTTCAGGTCATCGATAAGATTACTCACCCCACAACGTGGCTCTCCCAAAAGGGAGACAAATATACCTGCGACAAATTTTGCAGTCCAATCCGCAAGCTTCTCATCACCCATGGTCCGGATTTGGTCGGCGTTGGATAGCTTCTGCTCTGAGCAAGGGCCTATCACACAGTAGCTAATGGCGGTATCGTCCGAAAACTTCCGGCACTTTCCGTCTTTCTCAAAATAGATACATGGGTATTCTCCGCTCATGCGTCCTCCTCTCCCTCCGGCGGGCGGCGGTAAATGGTTAACCCATCATTTTGCAGTTCCTCATCTGAGTAGTACGCGCGCCACCCGCCACCTGACAGTCTAAAAATCACTCTATGCAAGCCGTTCGGTGAATTTACCAGCGCCCACCACTGCAGCGGCTCTAACCACACTGGCTGCCCACCCATCTCCTCCAACTCGGCAAATGTCAGCGGCTCGTTCGGCGGGGTGAGGGTGGGCATGGTTGGTATCTCGCAATCTTTTCCCGTGCATATAGCCCCACTCGCTTTGCATCGCTCACAAACAGCGTCAGCGTCAATCAACCGCATCTTTCAGCGCCTCCTTCGCCTCGTATTTCCGCTGATACCCTTCGCACAGATAGCTCTCAGTTTTCATCTTGGCCAGCCCCTCACCACGCGCATACACCTGACAGTAGGAGCACCGGCTGGATTCCATGCCATGTTCGTTATAGCAGCAGTTGCTCCCGGCTCCGCGCCACCGGCATTTTATGCATTTGCAGCCCTTACAGCGCTTAGGTGTCACTTGCATACGGCGCCTCCAATCTCAACGCTTCAGTCAAAAGCGACTGCACTTCTTCACTGATTCTTGCGTTGCTTTTTGCTAAACAACTGTCCAGATAATTTTTGTCGTGATACGCCAGTGTTTCAATTGCGAGTGCAACACGGACATATTCCTCTGGTGTCTTGCATACACATTCAGGAGTTTTCATGCAGCGCCTCCAATCTCTCCATCACCATGTCCACTGCCTCCTCCGGTAAAATTCCGCTTGCCTCAAATAAATAGTTGCACCATGGTTTATCTTCCGGTATCCCCTCTGTCACTATGTCTCCGTTCGTGTGGATGTCGCTACATCCCATTTCGGCCAGTACTTTGACTAATTGCAAAAGGAATATATAAGTACCATCGCAAAGGCAGAAAATGTGAAGCCGGTTATTCTCGTCTATGTAAGGTTTATACATTTGTCCATCCTCTCCATCACCATCTGCACGGCCTCGTCCGTCATAGGAGCGCCGCAATGGGGACAAAAATCGCACTTGTAGGGATAGCTTTTCTCGCACCTTGTACAGCGGAAGATACCGCCTTTTCCATTCTTTCCAGCGCCGTACAGCTCCCACGCCCCCCCCTCCACACCTTCTCCAACTGCTCCCGGCTGACGGGGCGGAGAGCGGAGAGGGCAACTTCTAAAGCATCTCGATACTGCTCGCTGTATGTAGTTGCATGTATCTGAGACAAATAGCTAAACGCTTCTTTCCGCGTCATGCTAATTCCTCCTTTCACTTGATGAAACCAAAATCAAATGTCCCTCCTTTAATCTCCTCTATAATATCCTTCTTCTTCGTCAGTGACTTGTATATAGACTCGTCGATAGTGCCCTCGGCAATCAGGTGGACGAAGGACACCGGACGAGTTTGGCCGGGGCGGTATAACCGGGCCTTGGACTGCTCGTACAGAGCCAGGGAGTACGGGAGTGAGAAGTACACGGCGTAGTTGGCTTGGGTCATATCCACACCCTCGGCTCCCGCCTGTATTTGGACAGCCAGTACGGCCCCCTCGGAAAACTGCCAGTGCTCCAGCTCGTTCACCATGCCGGACATCTCATACACCATTCTACCGGCCCTTTCAGCGGCACGGGCCACTGCTTGCAGGTCATGTTTAAACACGCAGAACACTACCACAGGTGTGCTGCTGGGGAGATCCTGCAACATATCTACCAGGGTATCCTCCTTTGCAGTATTAAGCTCCTCTGTCCTTTTAGGTTCCAAGGGGCTGTCCTGTACCTGACAAAACCCGGCGGCAATCTGCTGCAACCTGAGCATCTTTACTAACACGTTACCTGCTACCACTACGCCAGTAAACCCACACTCGGCCTTAAACTCTTTGGCCAGCTTCTTGGAGGTGGTCATGTCCTTCCCCGGTATCCGTACAGTTCGTTTAACCGGTGGTAGATATTCGGGGAGCTTAAGGCGGGACACCACATCCACCATTCTGCAGGAATAGGCGATGGACTGGAACTTCTCCTTCAACTCCTTCTGGTTCTTATACCCCACCACAAACCGGCGCTCGGGGCCCCCCATGATGGCGTATTGCTGTAGGAACTGGTTGTGGTTGGTCCCGAAAATGGTGTTGTCTAGGAATCTATACTGACCATATACGTCGAGCGGGGAGTTGGCCATGGCGGTTCCGGAGAGACACATCTTGTACTGGACCCGCTTCCCCAGCATAGCCAGGTACTTACTCACCTTGGATCCCGCCGCCTTGGCCCGGTGGCTCTCATCCAACACCACCATGTTGAAACGCCCCTTGAGTACCATATCCCCCATAGGATACCGCCATACTACATCGTAGTTCATTACGGCGATCTGCTTTGTGGCCGGGGTGTTGTGGAGCCATTTTTCGAATGACTCCGCCTTGGCTTTCACGGATCCCTTCTGCTCGTCCCAGCAGACCCACCCCGAAATGGGGGCGAACTTCTCCAAGTTCTGCCGCCATACCGGCACTATTGCCTTTGGGCATACCACTAGAACACGGTATACATCCTTACGGGCGAACATGGTGTCAATAGCTACCCTGGTTTTACCAGTACCCATATCCATGTCCAACATGCAGGAGGAGTGCTGTAGTGCGAACTGCAGCGCCTCCTCCTGGTTTTGCCATCTTTCTTGCATGTTAATACTCCTCTCTGAACCAGTTGTGCTGACCGTCTCCACCGAAGTACAGGTACTCACTGGTGGTGGCGTAAGGTTCCAGCACGTCAGCCTCCCCGCCGGTTCTCCACTCCGCGAGAACGTCCTGTGCCACTTTAACGCACTCATCATCCTCAGGCCAACTCTCGTTGTACCCATAAAACGCGTTGGGATATGTTACTATGTCCTCGATGGTGTCTCCCCATGTACCGTCATCCACACGGTTGCAGATGCACCACGCCACAAGTCTCTTCTCAGCTTCCGAGCAACCCCGGGCCTCCCCGTATATCGTCTTGGCCACGAGAGCCACTTCCTCTTGGCTGTACAGGGGTGGGGGGTCCTCCTGTACCTCCCCCTTCTCCTGTACGACGGAGGGGCTTTCTGTGGCCACGACTGCGGTTTCTTCGTACTGGGGGGACTCTACACCTTCCGGCTTCTCCCCCGTAGCCACCATGCACATCACACACACCACAGTAATCACCTGCAGTACCAGCATGGTGGCAATCATCCCTCGTATCGTAATTTTCATCACTCGTCCTCCTTTGCCCTCGTGACCTCCGGGGCGGGTTGGTGGTTTATTATTTTACAGTTGCAACCCATTTTCCAGATTCGTCCCATGTGTAACTCCACTTCACACCGAAGACCTGTAGCGTTTCGTCGATGGCTTTGATCTCCCGATCCGCCGGACTCCATCCAAATGGATCACCGCCCTGGATGCTCTCGGCTTTCAGTTTGGTCAGACGGTCCATGATTTCATTGATGCTTTTCATTTTCTTTCCCTCCCGGACTGTCCTGTGGCCCCGGGGCTTAGAGCCCCAGGACCTTGGCCACGACCTTCTTACCCAGCTCGGTAAAAGCGATGTATTTGGCCTTCTTACCGTTGTCGTAGCTCCCAACGCTCACCACCAGGAGGTGTTTCTCGCGGAGGGTGCTGACCATTGCCCCAATGGTCATAGGGCCCATTTTGTCGGAAAGCTCGTCGCACAGGATGTCGATCCAGAGGGCGCTGTCCAGCCCCCCAGTCCAGAACTGAGTTCTGGGGAGTTCCTTGATGAAGGCCACCTGCTTGGCGGTGAGGATCACACCCATGCCGTCCTCGACAAACTCTATGCCGCCAACCCGGACCTTCTTCTTGCGGGGGGCCTTGGTGCGTTGTTCCGCGTCGGCTCTGGAGTCGGCGTCACACCCGAAAATACTCATGGCCACCTTGCGGGTAATAGGGCCAAACTGTTCGACGTAGGTGTTGTAGGTGTTGATGTCCCAGCACTCCACGGTGCTGTCCCCACCCTTGGAGTAGTGTTTCTTGGCCAACTCAATGAGCTCCTCGTAGGTGAGGCCCTTCTTGGTCTTCTCGGTCTTCATCATCTCTTTTTGGATGGCGGCAACCTCGGCATCCTCTTCCTCCTGGACCAAGCGCTCAATGGCCTCGTGCATCTTGGCGTCCATCCGGTCATCATGCTCCTGCATGGCTTTGGCGAACTCGTTCTTGCTGATGCGAGTGCTCTGTCGGTGCATCTTGCCGCCCTCCACAGGGTAAACGACGGTCTTGGTGCAGTAGCCGGTCTCGGGGTTCATGACGTACTCGATGTTGTCGATGGTGAACTTGTTGGTGTTCATTTTGTTGTCCTCCTATTTGTCAAATGGGTGTTTTCCGTTCCTTCTATAAAAATTATAACACGGAAAATGCCCATTTGTCAATTGGCGGGTTGCACAAAGTTTTGGCCTCAAGTTTGGGCAAATTGCTAATTACCAATCCCTGACTTGGAAAGCATCTCCCAGCTGCTCAATGTCCGGGAAGTTGTGGCACGCGGTTTTAATAGCATACTTATCTATTTCAGTAGCCCGGTATCTCTCTATGCGAACTCCGAGTTTGTTCAAGGCAATATGACCACAAGCCATCCCATCGTACATAGACAGCACGTCCAACCGTTCGGTGGTGATTCCGGGGCAGTGCGAGAGGATGTGCGCTATTACATCAACCGTCCAGCCGTTGCCCAGCATCTTGTACGCCTGCGTGTCGCTCACCGGAAATACGTAACTGTCCGGCACCGTCTGGAGGCGCTTGCACTCGGTCAAAGTTAAATGTCTGATGTACCAATAACCATCAAGTAAGTTTACCTTGAACTTTTCACCAGAAATCGAGATTTCACCATCACTTACCAGGTAAGTGCTTGTAATCTCACACCCATAGTTTTGAAGAACGAACGGAGAAATTGGTAGAATAACCATCTCGTCTTTTGCGTGTGCGGCCAGAAGTGTATTTGACTTTTCTGCATTCGGAAAATAAACATATGTTCCTTGCCTTGAGCCTCTTTTGTTTGCTTGGCGCATTCTGTCTTTTGTGGACATCAATGTTTGACCATCAATGATCTCGTACCGAACAGTCTCAAACGATTCCGGGATTTCTTCCAAAATGTCCCGCAGCAGAATGCCCTTATTCTCCGGATGTTGTACGCCCGGAATATTCGTCCAGTACAGCCTTTGCCGGTTCTGCGCCGACACCAGCGCGGAGTTGATGCAGATAGGTTCCACACCCAGGCGCTTGGTGATCTCCTCCCGGATAGCCGCGGACATGCTCTTGTTGTTCTCGTACAGGAAATAGTTCGGCTTAAACTTGCCCAGGGCGATCAGGTAATTTTCAAACAATTCCCATCCTATGCCGCTCGGCTCTGTTTCCCGGTTCTTGGTCTGCGCGATACTCCAGTGTGTACAAGGGGACCCGCCGATCAAAAGTCTCATTATTGCACCTCCTAATGTGATACTGCAATTATAACATGACAACCCGGCGTTTGTCAAGTACTCTTGCGTTGCAACACGCATTCGTGTTGTAATAATACAACAACTGGTACAACTGACAAATCATTCAAAAACGAGAGGCCCCGTCGTACGGGCACTCTCGGGTTCGTGTGGTAATACAATATTGGTTGCAACCACGTTGGGTTGTGTTGTTGTATTGTATTGCAATTCTTTTTAGAATGCAATACAATACAACAATGCAACGTCGATATTACAACAAATACAATAACTATATTGACAGAAGCCGCCGAGTGTGGTATAATAAAAATAAAAAAGGAATGCAAGCAGTTCTAGATGTTGGAAGACGAGACCATTCCTGGTGGGACCCGTTCAAGAGAATGTTTAAGGGGTATTTGAAGTAGGTGGGGTAATATGCCAAATGAACAGAATATTATCCCGTATCAGTTTGATAGCAACCAAAACCGGGAACAAGCCGCGAAGAATGGCGCAGCTGGCGGCCGTGCGTCTGCCGAAGCCCGCAGAAGAAGGAAAAGTCTGAGAGAAGCGGCGGAACTATACCTCTCCCTCCCCGTTGTTGACACGCGGGCGTGGAACAAATTGTCCCGTGATGGAGTAGACCCAGAAGACGTGAACAACCAGATGGCCGTTATTGCGGGTTTGACGATTAAAGCGGTCAAAGGCGATGCCAAAGCCGCGAAATTGTTGTTCGACCTGTTGCCGTCTGATGGGAAAGCGCCTCTGGAACAGGTGGAGGATGACCCGATCACTAGGAGTTTGAAAGAGGAGGCGGAGCGTGGCCTTTTCTGACAAGCAACGAAAAATCATGCGTTTTCCATACACTGGATACGACGCTTTGATCTGTGATGGTGCTGTCCGTTCTGGCAAGACCTCCATTATGTCGCTGTCCTTCTTTTTGTGGGCTATGGGGAACTTCAACAACTGCGCCTTCGCGTTTTGTGGGAAATCCGTGGGCGCGGTGGAGAGAAACATCGTAACCCCGCTTTTGTCTGTGGTGTACCTGAAACAGAACTTTGATATCCGGTACAACCGAGGGGACCATGTGTTGATTGCTAGACGGGGAAACCGGGAGAACCGCTTTTATTTGTTTGGGGGCAAGGACGAATCTAGTTACATGCTCATCCAGGGCGTAACCCTGGCGGGGGTTATGCTGGACGAGGTGGCGCTGATGCCCCGGTCCTTTGTGGAGCAGGCGTTGGCCCGGTGCAGCGTAAACGGGTCAAAATTTTGGTTCAACTGTAACCCGGAAAATCCCCTCCACTGGTTTCGGCAGGAATGGATTTTGAAAGCGACTGAAAAGAACGCCCTGCATCTCCACTTCCTGATGGATGACAACCCTTCTCTCAGCGAGGAGACCAGGAACCGATACAAAAATATGTACACCGGCGTGTTTTACCAGAGGTACATTCTGGGCCAGTGGGTCATGTCGGAAGGGCTGATCTACGACATGTTCGACCACACGGCCAACACCTACCGGGGGGAGATTCCCAGCCTCCCGTATACCTGCCAGCACTACATTGCCTGCGACTACGGAACAACCAATCCCACCGTGTTCCTGGATATCTACGACGACGGAGAAGTTATCCGGGTGGACCGGGAATACCGGTGGGACAGCCGGAAAGCACACCGGCAGAAAACGGACCAGGAGTACGCGGACGATTTTATGGAGTTTATCGGGGAACATTCCGCCACCGTTCTGGTGGACCCGTCCGCGGCATCATTTATCGTGGCACTACGGCAACGTGGAGTGTACGTCCGAGAAGCGGACAACGAAGTCCTAGACGGTATCCGCAAGGTGGGCGTGCTGTTTAAGCGCGGGGCACTGCTGATAAACGAACGGTGTGCTGGCCTGCTGGATGAACTCGGGACCTACTTGTGGGACGACAAGGCGGCCATGAGGGGTGAGGAAAAACCTGTAAAGCAGCAGGACCATGGGCCGGACGCCCTGCGATATTTTGTGAACAGTCTCCCGGATTGGAGGTTTGAGTAGGTGTCCAGACGCAACAAGAACCGCCCGGCGGGCGCACAAGTGAATACTGAGGCGGTGGCCGTTCAGGACGCTTTCAGCAACCCCTTGTTCCGCCTGGGCTACGGCTCCCAGTCTCCCCTGGAGGCCACGGAATACCCCCTAACTCGGATGACCGACAACTACGCCCTGCTTAATTCTCTGTATCGAGATAACTGGGTGGTTCAGAACGTGGTCGGCCTGATGGTGGACGATATGCTGCGGGAGTGGTATAAGCTCAAAGGTGGCCACACTCCGGAAGCCTTGGACGCCTTAGGTAAGGTGGAACGAGACACCAGACTGCGGGAGCGAATCAATGAGGGCTTGCGCTGGGGCCGCTTGTACGGTGGTGCCGCTGGTCTTATCGTGATCGACGGGCAGGACGACCTCTCCAAACCTCTGGACGTAGATATGATCTATCCTGGTAGTTTTAAGGGGCTGTACATTCTGGACCGCTGGCAGGGTGTGACACCCAACATGGGGCTTGTGTTCGAGGGTGGAGATCCGGTGCCGGAAAGCTACTCCATCACCGACGCCAAAGGGAACACAGTGGCTAATGTTCACCACTCTCGCGTAGTGCGCTTCATTGGACGGGATCTGCCGTATTTGGAGCGTGTGGCGGAGATGTACTGGGGCGAATCCGAGGTAGAGGCCCTGTACAAGGACGTGGTGGCCCACGACAACGTGAGCGCAAACATGGCGGCCCTAACCTTTCAGGCCAACATCAACACGATGGAAGTCCCCGGACTGGAGCAGTTGTTTTCCATCGGTGCAACCCAAGCCCAGTGGCGCTTTTGGAAAACCATGCAAGCCCAGAGCGTATTGCGTTCCAACTTCGGTGTGCAGCTTGTAGAGAAGGACACAAAGTTCACCAACACCCAGTACCATTTCAACGGGCTCCAGGAGGTCTACGAGTCCATGTGCCTAAACCTCTGCGGTGCCTCCCACTACCCCATGACGAAACTCTTCGGCCGCTCCCCTGCTGGTATGAACGCCACCGGGGAAAGCGACCTGAAAAACTATTACGACTATGTGGACAGCCAGCGGGAGGCGAAACTGAGGCCCGCCCTGCAAAAGCTTCTTCCGGTGCTATGCATGAGCGCCTGGGGCTTCGTGCCGGACGACCTTGATTTTACGTTCCCGCCGCTGTGGACGCCCACGGCGACGGAGACGGCGGAAATTGCCCTGAAAAAGGCGCAGGCCATCCGGGACACCTTCCAGGCCGGTCTATTCCAGGCGGACACCGCCATGAAGGAGCTGAAGAAGCTAGAGGACGAGACTGGTATGTTTGGCAGCATCACCGACGAGGAGATCGCGGCCAACGCCGGGAAGTCGTACACAGATGTTACAGCTTTGCGGGACCCCTTGATGGGGCTGGGATATGGTGATTTGAATGTCAACACTGAACCGGGCGCCTAATTCAAGGGAGCTGGAAAAGCTCATCCAGATATTCCTTAAGGCTGAGACTGACATCATCAACGAGATCGGGCGGCTACGCTCACAGGGGCTGGTGGACTATCACGCGGTAGCCGCCTTGGAGCGGGTGCAGGTGATCCTCCGCAAGATGGAGAGCGATAGCTGGGAATATGTGCCGCGGATGGTGGGAAAACAATTTTACGTCCGCGTGCCGGAGGCCCGCAAGGCGTTGGAGATACCAGAGACTGCGAGGAAACATGCTGTGGGATACGCTAATGCCGTAGTGCTGACCGGAGAGCAGCATACAGTGGTGGACCAGTTGGTGGCGGCTTTGATGGGTGAGATCACCGACGCTTCTATAACGGCGCTGGAGACGGTCCAGAGCGCTCTGCTGGGGCCGGTGACACCCGGGGTATACCGCAGGGTGGGCCTTGAGCAGGTGGCCGCCATACAGGCCACTGGGCGGGGTATCAACAAAGCCGTACCCCAGTATGTAGAAGCCCTACGCCGGGAAGGAATCACCGCATTTGTGGATAAGGCGGGTCGCAACTGGTCCTTGCATACATATTGCACGATGGCGGCTAGGACCACATCCCGGCAGGCGGAGGTCATGGCGGTGCTGACAGCAGACCCGGAGCACGACCTCTACAAGATAAGCAGCCACGGGACCACCTGCGCGCTATGCGCCCCCTATGAGGGGCGGGTATATTCCCGCAGCGGCACGGACCCGGATTTCCCGCCTCTGGCTGATGCCTTTGGTAAACGGGATCCGAGCGGCCCGAACACACTGGCCAACACCTGGCTAAATATCCACCCGAATTGTCTTCATGTTCTGGTGCCCTGGACACCAGCAGGGCGGACGCCGGAGGAGATCCAGAAGATCAAAGATTTCTCTGACCCCAGAAAGAATCCGTATAGCCGGGACCCACGGACAGAGAATCGGATCAAAGCTTATCGGAACAAGGAGAAGGCCAGGGCGCAGTGGCTGCGCAACTACCGCCAGTGGGAGCGGTACCGCATGACCCTGGGCGACAAGGTGCCCAAGACCTTTGCCACCTGGCAGAAGCACAAGGCGGCGGATGATGAGAAGTATAAAAATTGGCAGAGACTGTACAGGGAGGCAAACCGTGACACCGGAACTGATTAAAGCAATCCATACCGCCCTGGACAAGGGATGACTTCTTTTTGTTTGCGAGGTGATTTGCATGGACCATAATGCGGAATACATCGACCTGTTGAAAAAAGCTTTGGCCGCCGAGACAGAGACCGTGCGGCTGTACCTGGCCATTATGGCTATCGCGCCGAACAGCGCGCTCAAGCGACTGCTAGAGGTCAATACCGACGAGACGGACCACCAGGCAATCTTGGCGGACCTTCTGCTGGAGGCTGTGGCAGGCGAGAGCGCCGACCAGGAAGAGCTGGTCCCGGGGGTGGAGTGATGCCCATTGCATACTATGGCTCCCAGATCAGCCCCCACCTGGTGGACACGCCGGAAGGGTTCCTAATCTGCAAGGACGTGCCCATTGCCCGAACCGGCCCCCAGGACTATTTGGCCCGTGAACTGATGCTGGACGGGGACCCGGACCGGCTCGTTACTGTGCAGAGGCATCCAGAGGATGTGTTCGAGGAGGCCACCCTTGCCAGCTTTGAGGGGAAGCCCATTTGTGACGGCCACCCCCCGGAGAACGTGGGCCCCGGGAACTACGCCGCATACACCAAAGGACACATACAGAACGTGCGGCGGGACGGGGAATACATTGTGGCCGACCTGTACATCAACGACGCGAACCTTGCCAATGAGGTAAGGAACAACGTCAAGCGGGAGGTCTCCTGTGGGTACCTGTGCAACTATATCCCAGACGGGGTGGGGTACCGGCAGGAGCGTATCAGAGGCAATCACGTGGCAGTGGTCCCCAAAGGGCGGGCCGGTGCTGCGGTTGCAATACATGACACCGCCCCTGAGGCGGAGAAAGGCAGGAACAAACACGTGAGCGATTTTTGGAAGTCTGTCCTGACCGCCTTCGGCATGGCGGCAAAGGACGCGAGCCCCGAGGAGCTGAACACGATGGTGGAGACTACCGCCGCCGCGCTGGATGCGGAACCCGTGAAAACGCCGGACGCAGAACCCGTGGAGGAGGATCCCGCCGAGGAGAAGCCCACCGAGGACGCTGAGGTCATTGAGGAACCGAAGGGGGACAATATCGGCTCTAAGCTGGACCGCATCCTGGAGATGTTGGAAGCGAAAGCCAGAGGCGGCCGGGGTGAGCATCGTCTCCACGACGAAAGCGATCTGGACGAAATGATCGAGAAATTGTCCGGTGGCGAGAGTGCCATCACCGTCCCCGTGGAGGAGACCGACTGCATGACCGGCCCGGCCAAGGACGCTGCGGTGGAGCTGCTGCGCAAGGTACGCCCCGCTGTGGCCGCCATTGAGGACAAGCAGACCCGGGCCAAGGTAACCGACGCCCTGCTGTCTGCCATCCAGGGCAAGGACGTGATGCAGGACATCGCGAAGGCGGCTCTGGACAGCGCAAGAGCAAATGCGGAGCAGACCAAGAAGACCAGCTACGAAAAGATCTGCGCCGATTCCTCCGCCGCTTACGCGGAGCGCAATCCTCACACGAAGAAGGAGGGCTGAACATGGCCCTTACCCCTCAGACCATTGGCCTGAATATGTCCCATGGATTTTCCGGGAGCTACGCCAGACAGCCGGATATGATCGTCAACACCGCCCCGCTGGGCGGGACGGAGATTATCCCTTTTGGCACCCCTCTGGTCAGGGGGGAGAACGGTGTGGTGCTCCCCATGGGTACCGGAAATACCGGAAATCAGTTCATCGGCGTAGCAGGCCGTGAAGTCAAGATCCCGGCGGAGTTTTTCAGCCAGAACGTGGGCCAATACACCCCGGAGGAGCCGGTTTCCGTGTTCCAGCGGGGGTGTATTAACGTCAAGTGCCAGAAGGGTTCCCCCTCCATCGACGGGACAGTGTACGTCCGTGTCACTGCGTCTGGCAACTATGTTGTGGGTGGCTTCGAGGCCGAGGCGGACGGTACAAACACGGTTGCCCTCTCCAACGCCCAGTGGAACGGCCCGGCGGACAACCACGGCGTGGCGGAGCTGCGGATCACCTATGTGGGCCCCGCAGGCCCCAGCTATACCCTCCCAAACGCCACCACATCGACGAGAGGCGGTGTGCTTCAGATGGCCGCTATTGCGGACCTGACCGCAGCCCCCACGCAACAAGATTTTAACAATCTTCTGGCCGCTCTCCGCACGGCGGGGATGTTGGCAAATTCGTAAAGGAGTGATTTTGTATGGGACTGAATCCCCAGGTAATTGGCAAGGAAATGCCCCACGGGTTCGCAGGCTGCTATGCCCGCCAGCCCGATATGATCGTCGAAACCAGACCTGCCGGTGGAGAGGCCGCAATCCCCTTCGGCGCACCCCTTGTCTATGATGATGGTGCTGTAGTCCAGGCCGGTGCCAGCTTTACTGCCACTACTTTTGTAGGTGTGGCCGGTTGCGAGATCAAGAGCGCTCTGACTTATCTGGACCAGCAGGCGGGCCAGTACGCCCCCGGTGAGCCTGTGAGCGTGTTCCAGCGCGGCTCCATCAACGTGAAAGCATACGGCACTCCTGCCCTGGGCGGTACGGTGTATGTGCGCACCGTGGCCAGCGACGGGGCGTATACCTCTGAGCCTGTTGGTGCATTTACGGCCACCAATGAGAGCGGAAAGACTATCGCGCTGACCAACTGCCAGTGGGGCGGCGCTGCGGATGCAAACGGCGTTGCCGAACTGGTCATCCTGACCAAGCTGAACGCCTGAGAGGAGGAATAACGAATGAGCTTTACCAATGTCGGCACTACCAATGCCGGAACCTTTACCATGAAATCCACCGCTCCCGTGACTGGCGTCCCCACCATGGACGCTGACGGTATCGCCACCGGCGGTGCGTTTCTTATTTCCGAGCTGGAGAAGCGGGACCCCATGATCCGCAAGCCCCTGACCAGCTTTACCTATCCCCGGGACATCGTGATCGAGACCGGTGGCGGATGGGTGGACTATGTGTCCGCTATGGCCGTAAGCTACGGCATTACCGGCGGGGCCACCAACTCCCCCGTCACTGCTGGTGGGGCCAACGGCATCCCCACCGTGCAGGCCTCTGTGGACAAGGGCGTATACAAGGCCCACGTGTTTGCCGCCGCCCTGCGGGTCATGTTCCAGGATATGCAGCGGGCCAACTACATTGGCCGCAGCCTGGACAACCTGCTCCAGGACGGTGTCCGCATGGCCTACGACAAGCACATGGACGCCAACGTCTATGTGGGCCTCACCGACTACGGCACCACCGGCCTGGTCAACAACCCCGACGCCACCGAGACCACCGCCGCCAACGGCGCGGCCGGCACCGCCACCTGGGCCACCAAGACCCCGGATGAGATCCTGAAGGACGTGAACGACGCCCTGGCCGCTGGCTGGGCTGCCAACGAGTATGACGAGACCGCCATCCCCAACCACATCCTGATCCCCTATGAGCAGTATCTGTACATCATGACCACTAAGGTGACTGACCTGGCCACCGAGACCATCTATGACTTCCTGATGAAGAACAACGCGGCCACCAAGGCGGGCGGCGATCTGTTCATCGGGGCCACCCGGTGGTGCAAGGGCGCAGGCACCGGAAGCAAGGACCGCATGGTGGTGTACAACAACGACCGCCGGTTCGTGAAGATGGACGAGCTTGTCCCCATGAGCCGGATCATGTCCCAGCCCAATGTGGCTAACGTGTGCTATGACACCGCTTATATGGCCAACATCTCCGAGGTGCAGATCTTCTACCCCACCTCTATCCGATACGTGGACGGAATTTAAGGGGGACCTGGAAATGCTGGTTCTTTCCAAGCGGAACATTGTCATCCCCGCGCCGGACGGCTCCACCTCTGTCCGGTTGCGGGCGGGCCTAATGGAGACTGTGCCAGACTGGGTGGCCAACACTGAATATTTCAAGGCGCTAGTAGCCGACGGCAAGGTGGTCCCCAGCGGCAGGAGCGACAAGGAGGCTCAAGCGGCCTCCGAGAAGAAGGTCAAGACCCGCCGGGGCAAGGAAGTAACTGAGGAGTAAAGGAGGACTGCGGGCATGTACTACTGGGGACACCCTCAATTTTTCGGGGTAAAAGCGGCGGCGGCCAACATCGGGACCGGTGTGGGCGACTATACCGTGGAGCAGTTCCGGGAGGACTACCCGCAGTTTTTCAACGCTGAGGGTTACTTCTTGGGCTCCCTCCCCATGCTGGAGCAGATCATTCAGATGGCCAACGTCTCCATTCAGCCGGACAAGTGGCTGGACTCCTGGCGGTACGCGGTGGGGCTGTATGTGGCCCATTACGCCACCCTGTCCCTGCGGGGATATGCAGAGAGCAACGAGACACCCCAGCAGGCCGCAGCCTCTGGGGCGCTGGTGGGCATGGTCAAGTCCGCCACCCTGGGGGATGCGTCGGTCACTTACGATACCGCCGCAATCACAGCGGGCACCGAGGACTGGGGCGACCTGAACAGCACCACCTACGGGCAGATTCTAGCGAACCGGGCCAAGCTCATTGGGCTTGCTGGCAGCTATGTGATCTGAGGTGTGCGGTATGAACTGGACGGATTGGTATACGGACACTGTGGACATCTACCGGGTGACCGCCGCCACCCAGAACAACCTGACCACCCACACCCGGGGGCTGGTGCGGCAAGGCGTGGCATGCCGGGTCTACCAGAACAGCCCGAAGGTCATCAACATGACCCAGACGGCGGCCAACACCAACGATGACAGTATGCTGGCCTGCGACAATTCTGTGGATATCCGGGCGGGGGATGAGCTCATCATCCACCGGGGCGGCCTGCCGCACGCCATCCGGGCTTTTGCCGGGGAACCCCACTACTACACCGAGCCGTTTGGCGCGGTCATGCCGGGGCTGGCCCACCAGCAGATCAAGCTGCTCAATCAGGAGCGGGTAAAGGATGGTGAGCGGGATGGATCTCAGGGAACGGGCGGCACAGCTTAAGAAGATCGAGGCGCAGCTGCCGGGAAAGCTCAGGTCTGCTGCGTTCAACGCCACGCTGCGGGCCATCGAGACGGCGGTCGATGAGACGCCGCCTGTGACGGACAACCTGAAGGGCACAAACACCCGAACAGGAGAGATGAAGGAGCATTGGGTGACGGACAGCAAGCCCGCGCCGCAAAAGAAGGGCGGAGCTTATACCAGCACCCTGGCCAACGACAAGGAGTACGCCTCTTATGTGGACCAGGGCCACCGGATGGACCGCCACTTTGTGCCTGGACTTGTGGCAAATGAGGCGTCCGGGATGTTGGAGTACAACCCAGACGAAAAGGGCGGCATCGTGGTGGGAACTAAGACCAAGTACGTCCGGGGCCTGCACATCGTGGATAAGGCCAAAGAGCAGTACGAGAAAACCCTGAAAAAGGAACTGGAGGGACTGAGGGAGATGATCGAGTGAATTTTACAGTTTCAACGATCGCCCAGTCCCTCGCGGCGTATCTGGCCGACGTGCTGCCTGGGGTGACCATGTATGAGGACCCTAACCAGCAGGACAGCCAGTGCCCCTGCATGTTCCTTCAGCAGCGGTTTTCCTACCTCACCCGGGAGACCGGGACGGACTGGTTTCTGCGGCGGATCGGGCTGGACCTGACCTATCTGGTGGACTATAACCTGCCGGATATGCAGCGGCAGTACCAGCAGGCGGCGGAAGCCCTGGACCTGGTGATGGAGACCTTTCCCTACACGGACGGGACGGAGGGAGGCGCGCCGGCGCTCCTGCGCACCTACGAACGGGAGTGGACCATCGACCTGGACGCCATGCACTACAAATTCGAGCTGCGGGAGCGGGTCCACATCCCGCGGCAGTACGCCAAGATGAGGACGATGGACTATGACGAGGAGGTCCTGATCAATGGACAAGACTAAGAAATACACTCGGGAGGCCCTGCTGCAAAGCAAGAGGTTTGCGGGGTATCAGCGGGATTTCCTCGCTGTGGTCCTGAGCAAGCCCGAGTACACCCTGAAAGAGGCCGAGAAGGCCGTGCAAGACTTTTTTGGAAAGGACGGTGGTTGATCATGGCAGGTGGAACCTGGACTGACCAGAATAAAGTGCGCCCCGGCGTATACATCCGCTTCACCACGGGCCG